GATTGGCAATCTCTTCTGGAGTAAACCCTCGATTACTTGTTGTTTCTACTCTAACTCCACCACCTAATAAAAAAGCGACTTCATCCATAATTATTTAACCGGGTACCTTATCTGTGGGGTTCTATACATATCCTGACGATTTTTAGCGTCGCCAAGCTCCTTAAGTAATGCAAGAGACTCGTCATACCTCTTTTGATATCCTTGCAATACATCTGCTTCTGACTTCATAAAAGTAGCTGCTTCAAGCAATGACCCATACAAAAGCACAGAATCAAAGTTATCTCCTAACCACGAAGTACCTGCTGTTACAATACTCTCTGGATAGTAGAAATAATGAAGCTCCGCAGAATAGGCTGAGTTGGGCGTAGGCCCAAGTATAAAAGCTTCCGAATTAAATAACGCATAATGCGTTGGAACCCCAGTGCTACCAGGGTCAGGGAAAGATTCCCGAATAAAGTTTACGTCTTTATTGAGTAGAAACGTTTGAACTCCGTCAGCATCAATAACCGCAAGAGAATAAACAGACAGAAAATCTGCTGGTACACTCAAGTACTTATTGCCAGAGGTCATATTGCCGGTAACGTTTTTCCTAAAATCCGGTAACTGAATGGCGTTATAAACGCGCTGCTCAGCCTGTTGAATAAACGTATCTATCTGCTCTTTGCTAGTAAAAGTCGTAGCGGAAGCAGAAGTGTCATTTACCGATGTGTTAGGAAACGTATTCTCAGCGTAACCTTGAATCGTCTCAAATAAAGTAGCGTAGTTCATTAGGCTGTTCTTTTACTGAATCCAGTTCCTTTAGTAGCTGCACCTGCACCCCTTACCTTCTGGGTCTGAGTATTAGCTACGTTGTTTGGATAACCTGCTGTATTTGGTACAGGCACTTCTTTTGGTTGTGTATACTTGTTAGTGTCTTTCATGACAACTCCTTAACTGATTGTTACTGTTACCGTACCGATTGCACCATCGGCTTCTAAATCGTCTTCAAGCCCCGTTAAATTCAATTGGTTATCTAAACCTACAGGATTCCAACCCCATTGTATATCCCTTGACTGAGGGTAGCTATTGTCTGGTCTGGGGTTGCGTAAAGCCTGTGGATCGTCTACAGGGTACATACCTAGCTGTAACTGCGGTTGATCCGGTTCCCAGCATGAACGACATACCAGAATATTAACGTTTTTGGTCTTAATTGTTAGCTCTTTTAACTCCTTAAGCTTATATTGAAACCCACAACGGTCGCATTCCGCTATCGCTTTCTTGCCAGTAGCATATTTATTAGGCATAGCTACCCTTAATAGAACATCTCTCTAGGAGCCAGTCTCAATGAGGCTTTGTCTCTATCCTCAGTAGAAGCCAAGTTCCACTGCTCCTCGTAAGCCATCTTCAGCATCTCGATACGGTTCATAGCCTCTGGTATCTTAAGCGATAGGTAATAAGCCAGTCCAGCTACCATACAAGGCAGGAACCTAAATGGGATATCCTGAGTATTCACGCCATTACCAGCATCCTGAATGCGTCTAAGTCTCCAGTATACGAACGTATAGTAGTTAGTTTGATCCGGCGCAGGCCACACGTTAATTGTTGGGTAAGCAACTCCACTAGGTTCTGTAGCCCCAGATTGCCTGTCCACCCATACCTGTATTGGCCTACCCTGAGCGTTTTTGTTAGGTATAGTGGAGTATGTAGAGGAGCTGATACGAGTAATATTTATATCGCTTTGATTTTGCCCCGTTCCGGTTCGCACTACGTGATCCAACAAATCAATAGTATCGACAGGTAAATTGTATGAAATAGTACCCTGCGTAAGAGCAATGGTACCTTGATCGACCGTCCATAAATTAATGCCACGATTAGCCCATTCTATAGTTAATAGATTCAATGACCGTCGAGCAGTACGCATATCATAACCAGTACGTAGCTCAGACCCACAACGCTCAAATGCCTCTTCTACAAGGTTATTGAGATCTAGGTTAAAAGTAGTTGTATTTGTAGTTGTCATTTCATTTTCTTCAAGGTTTGAGCAAGCCTAGCTCGTTGCCCCAGTTTACCCGGTTTTTTGGCTGCTGCCGCTAGTTTTTTAGCCGGAATTTTCTGCCCTTTTTTAACACCTAAAGCTTGTTTTAAAGCCCCAGGTTTCTTTATAGCATCCTTAATCCAGTTCTTTGCCATACAACCTCCTACAGTAAGTGTATGTATTTAGATAGAATAATAGCCGCAATACCAAAAATCAAATATCCTTCTAGTCGCCACATACGATTATGAAGGGATTGTAGTTTCTCTAATACTGAAGAATACCTAACTGCGCACTCTCTTTCATGGGCATCTAGCTGTGCTTGAGTATTAGTTGTAGACGGAACGGCAACCATTTTCGCTGCCGGTTTCTTTTTGACTGCTGGTTTTTTGGTTGCGGTTGCCATTTATTTCTCCTTATGCGTCGGCAGGTTCAGGCGTGTTGCCTTCAGCTAACCACTCAAGATATTCTTGGTAGTCTGTGTTGTCTGGATCGAAGGGGATAGAAAGATATACTCCATCCTTTTCTGTACTTACAGAAATTACATTGCCTTCTAAATTGTTATGTAGTTTATACATTTATAGCTCCGCATTAAAACCAAGAACACCAGTAGCTGTATATCTTCTAATAGCAGCAGCATATCCTGTTGTAAATCCACTCCACCCATCAAAATTTAAATTAACAATAGAACCACTTGCGTTTCCTAATGAAGGATTATTGTTAGTGTCTCTATCTATATTTGTGTTTGCTCTAAATTTACCAGTTGAGGATAAAGTTGAATATAAACTAGGAGATGCTCTCATTGTTACAGGAAGAGCTAAAGATAAATTTAAAGCTGTACCAGAAGTGGCTACAGCAGTTGGTAAAGCTATATTAGTTGTATCAGAATGAACTTGAAAATACCTCTGACACAAAGCTAACTCAGTGCCATACGGTCTGCGCTCAAACTCAGTAGCTACTGAGCCAGCTTCTAGTTGTACTCCGGTGATGTAGAAGGTTGCTCCTGATGTGCCGACTACGCTGGTTGCGCCTGTGGCTGAAAAGTAATTTGATCCAGCCCAAGACCCTGCTGTTCCACTATAGGTTGTTCCTATTCCAAGTCCAAAAATAACTTGAACGCCGCATCCATTTGTTGAGCCAACCCAAGTTCCAGTGGTATCTCCAGCAACAGTTATTGATTTTTGTTCCCAGGTATTTGCTGAAGAAATGGTATAAGAAAAAGGATAACTTCTATTACCATCAGAATTTTTTAATGAACCACCAAATGTTCCAGTAAGACTAGAACGAACCCAAAAAGATAAAGTTACTGCTTTTGCATTAGCAGTCCCCCACGCCAAATCTGCAAAATTAAACCCTTCAACTTGCTGAATCAAAGCATAATAATCTGATGATCCAACAGAATAAGCAGACTGTGATGTGATGCCAAGATAGTTAGAAAATCCAGCGGGCGGCGTAACTGATCCAGCATTTTGTTGAACAATTACTTTTCCAGTTACTGATTGATAAAAACCCCAACGATCAACTGTATATCCGTTGATTGTATTTGCGGTAGCAGCACCAGCATTCCTCTGGTCAATCTCCATAGCACCATTAATGATGCGGTTCTTGCCCATAGTGTTATAGGCAGTAGGCGTAACAGAATTGATCGTAACAGTGTTACCACCAGAAGCATCAAGTATTGCGTTTGCTTTTATGGTACTCATGCTGCGATCTCCATAAGAGTCATAGTGACATAAATAGTAGAGGCATTAAAGTATGCCGTGCCTCCAGAGCTGGCTCTGAAATAAGGTTGGTAGTAAACTTGGTCGGTTGTTCCCGGAGAATCCAAAAGACAAATTGAATGAGAGATGCGAAGAACGCCTCCATAACATCCAGCAATATCAACAGGCTCTCCAGATAGCAGTGAAGAGTAACCGCCACCAGCGATCTGGCGATACATTTTAGTTAGTGCCTCTCGGCTATCTGTGTCATTAAAATAATTCCCGCCATTTACCATTACCAAAACTTTATTAGAAGAACTTTGTGGAGTAATACTTGCAATAAACCCAGATGCTGTATCTGAAGTATTTGTTGTTGCAATGCTGGAATTTGTCTGAGCCTGTACAACCTGCAAAACATTACCAGCCCTGCTTAGCGTATCAACAGTCCCAGTCTCATCAGGTAACGTTAGAGTCCTGTCAGTGCTAGTGTTAGGTGCAGCAATGGTTAGCGTACCTGTGCCACTAGCGTTAGGAGTTAAAGCAATTTTAGACATTGGCTATCTCAGCTTCCTTTGCGTTGATCACTTCTCTCATAAGTTTTCTGTGGCTAAGTATGTCTAGGTACTGACCGCTTACGTCTGTGCCTTCAAGATTCATCTCAGATATCTTTACAACCACCCAGTCAGATTCAGCTAGTAGCTTCTTAGCTTCTGCTATGTCTTGCTTCAAAGGCTCGATAGTCTGTAGCCTAGCAACCTCAGCATCAATCTCTGCGCTAGTTGGTTCAGTTTGGTTTTGATCTAACCACTCCAAGTCATCACCTCGAAGCACCCATTCTGCTCCCGGTCTAAGTGATTGAAGTGCGTCTGCTTTGTTTATCATCCTGCTATCTCCTGT